CCCGCAGAACTACACCGCCGCGCTCAACATCAACGCGCTGCCAATCTTCGCGTACTTCCTGATCTATAACGAATGGTTCCGAGACGAGAACCTCCAGGAAGAATGGGAGTGGGACCTCACCTGGACAACCGCGTACAGCACAGCCATCACCCAGGGAGTCACTGCCTGGGCACAGCAGTGCCTGCGAGTCAACAAGCGAAGCGACTACTTCACACGCGCACTGCCCTGGCCGCAGAAAGGAACGGCGGTATCAATCCCGCTGGGAACCGAAGCACCGGTATTCGTGGACAGCAGCATCACGACCGGCAATAGCGTAGCGGTAACAGTCGAAGGAACGACGACACACCGACAGGTCGTGAGCCAAGGAGCCGGAACCGGAACCACCTGGGGAGCGGCAAGCGCAAGCGGACAAACGCCACAACTGTACGCAGACCTCAGCGCGGCAACCGCCGCGACGATCAACAGCCTGCGACTGGCCATGGCAACACAGCAACTGCTCGAGAAGGACGCACGGGGTGGCTCCCGCTACGTGGAATCGCTCTTAGTCCACTGGGGAACCAGGTCCCCCGACTTCCGTCTGGGGCGGCCTGAATACCTAGGGGGGTCCAAAATCCCCGTGACAGTAAACCCGATCGCACAAACGGCCGAGTACGACGACGGAAGCGGAGCGGCGCCACTGGCACTGGGCAACCTAGGCGCCGAAATGCATGCAAGCGGACACAACCGCACATTCACATACGCAGCAACGGAACACGGATACATCATCGGCCTGTGCGCACTGCGCGCAACGCCGACGTATCAGCAGGGAACTCGACGCCACTGGAGAAGAGAAACACGCCTGGACTTCGCGTGGCCCACGCTCGCCAACCTGGGCGAACAGGCAATCCCAACGCAGGAAATCTACCAACCCGCCAACGACACGCCATCAACCGCCACCTGGGGCTACCAGGAACGCAATGCGGAATATCGCTACACGCCAAACGAAATCACGGGCGTCCTCAGAAGCACCGCACCGACGCCGCTGGACTGGTGGCACTACGCAGAAGAATTCGGAAGTGAACCGGCGCTCAACGCCGCATTCATCACCGATAAAACACAGGAGACGCTCGCGCGATCGCTCGCAACGCAGACCTCAGAGAACTGGAGCGCGCAGGTCATCATGGACATTCTCCATGTGAGCAAAGTCGCGCGACTCCTGCCCGCCTACGCAACACCGGGCCTGAGCCGGTTCTAAGGAGAAAGACATGCCAGTAGGAGCAGGAGCAGTAGCTGGCATCGGAGCAGCCGCCGATATTATCGGCGGCCTCTTCGGTAGCTCAGCACAAAAGAAAGCCAACAAGGCGAACATCAAACTACAAAGGGAACAGCAAGCATGGGAAGAACGCATGAGCAACACTTCGTGGCAACGCGGAGTGCAAGACATGCTCAAGGCAGGTATCAACCCCATGCTGTCAGTTTCCCAAGGGGGCGCATCCACGCCAAACGTAAGCGCCGCAACGGTACAACCGGAGGATGCAATGGCGAGGGGCGTCAGTAGCGCGGGAAGCAAAGCCGCTCAAATGCTGACGCTCGAGAACCTCGCACAGCAAACCCGCAAGACCTCAGAAGAGGCGGACTCACTCAACATCAGGAACACCATCGACGCATGGCAACTACCCTACGCGGAACAAATGTCGGCAAACCGACGAGAACAGGAAACAGCGCAGACCGCGCAAATCAAACAACAGACACAAAGCCTAATCGCAAGCGCCAACCTGACCAAAGCACAGGAAGCACAACTACGGCAGATGCTGCCGGAACTACTGGCAAGAGCGAAAGCCGAGAAGGAACTCTCACAGCTACAAATACCCTCAGCGAAAGCGGAAGCGGACCTATGGACGAACGTCGGAGAAGCAGGGAAGGCAGCAAGCTGGAGCACGAAATTCCTGGAATCAGTAGGCAGAGCCATCAGCTTCATCAAGAAGTAAGGAAAATGAAAAAACACCCGAACCAACACCTAGGGCGAACCGTCAACACGGAACCAACCCTCACGGACCAGAGCCAGGCAAAGGCAACGGATATCAACATCATCGTGACGCAGTTCCTCAGAACGGGAGAGGCGCCACAAGCGGCGCAGGGACAATACGGAGACTTCACCGAACTCCCGCAAGACCTGCGGGGGTTTATCGAGATGGGAAGGAGCATCACCAAACACCAAAGCGAACTGCCCGAGCAATTACGAGAAATCCCCATCGAGTACCTGGTGCGCATGACAAACGAACAGATCAACGCTATGCTCAAGCCGCCGGACAAACCGGCGGACGACAAAAAGGATGAGCAGAAGTGAAAATCTACGCAATCAAAGACAGGCTAATCGACTACTTCATGCAGCCCTTCGTGGGACCGGACGACAAGGCCGTCCTGGCATCAGTAGCGCGCCTGATCAACCAAGGAGAAGTGACAAGTGACATCGCGCAAGCCCCGCACCAGTTCGAAGTCTGGGCGCTCGGGATCGTCCAAGAAGACGGGACGCTCACCGCGGAAAGGGAATACCTCGCAGACTGTTCCAGCCTCATTCGAGGAGGTATTCGGGAAGGGAGAGGGAATCAGCGAGGAAGTGAAGAGACTCCGAGCGCTGAAGTGGGCCGCGGAAGGCCGCCTGACCACTATCCAGGCGGAAACGACACCCCCCCCGTCACCCCTCCACAGGGAGGAAAAGAAGGCAGCCATTAACCGCTTACAGAGGCGAATCCGAATGCTCGCCCAAGCGTTAGAAGCTGCCGAAGACAACCACTGACAAAGGCAAGTGGTGTCAACAGGACCATCTTAACCAAGATAAAGATGGTCCAAGGCTGACCCAGTCAGCTATAACGGGGGGGATTGATTCCCCCCCGTTTTTATGAAGGAGACCGAAATGCGACGAGCAATGAGCGGAAAAAAGTACGGGCGCAAGTTCAACAAAGCGCACAAACGAACGAAAGCAATCAACCGCCCGGGAGGCATCAGCCGGGGCGGATTCAGGTTCTAAAATGGCATGCCTCGCACCCATGCGGGCATACAAGGCGGCAACAGGCCGCCTTGTTTTTTTCAAAAAGACCGACAAGGAGTACCACGTACAACCGTACACGGGACTCGAAATTCCGTGCGGAACCTGCATCCTATGCAGAGAAGAACAAGCACGACAACAAGCCGTGCGAATACATCACGAGGCAATGACATGGGAACGAAGTTCATTCGTGACCCTGACATACAGGGACGAGGAGCTACCGGAATACGGGAGCCTCCAATACAGAGATCTAGAGACATTCTGGAAAAGATTGCGGAAGCAAATCGGAAAACTGCGCTACTACGCAGTCGGAGAATACGGCGACAAAACACTTAGACCGCACTACCACGCTTGCATATTCGGACACGACTTCACGGAAGACAGCATCATCAGCAACACCAATCCATTCAACATGTGGATCAACCTGGAGTTAACCCGGTGCTGGGGACTGGGAGACGTAAAGGTAGGAGCACTCACATTCGAGACGGCCAGATATACGGCCAGCTACGTGACGAAAAAACTCCGAAGCAAGCAGAAATACGTACGAGTGGACGAAGAAACGGGCGAGTTAATCGCCCTCGAGCAGCCCAGGGCATTCATGAGCAAGAACCTGGGCAAAAGCTGGTGGGACGCCTACGGCAACCAGCTAAGGGACCACGATTACGTGGTCATCAATGGACGAAAGCAAAAACCACCAAAAGCCTACGACCGTTGGCTTTTAGAGGAAGGAGACATACAGAAATTAGAAGAAATCAAAGCAAAGAGAATAGAGAAGGCAAAACCTCAAACCAAAGAACAGACGCACGCGCGCGCGCGAAGCGCGCACGCACGCGCGAGAGATAAGATTAAGAAGCTGTGACGACGTGCGCCATGGGGCGCTCGTCACAGCAAAGAGACGTTACCCACCGGTTGCCCACTAGAAGTGGACAACCCGTGGATAACGGAGAAAAGAGAAGAGAAGAGAAGAAAGAGCACCTTTAGCAAAGGAGTAAGGAAAATGAAGAGAAACCGAACAGCATCACAGCACAACTTCGCAATCATCCCGAAGACCGACGTGCCACGGTCACGATTCCTCATGAAACAAACGAGGAAGCAGGCGTTCAACGCCTCAGAACTCGTTCCAGTGATGTGCGAAGAGGTACTACCAGGAGACACATGGCAGCACACAGAAAGCATCATGGCGCGACTCAGCACACCGATCGCGCCGGCGGTCGACGATATCGACCTGGAAACCTGGTACTTCTTCGTACCGAACCGACTGACCTGGAAAGGAACGGGCGCACATCCCAAATGGGAAGACTTCATCACCGGCAACGACACCGCGCTGGAAGTACCAAAAATCAACCCGACGAACGCGGGAGCCGAATACGACGTACTCCTCAACGGAGTGTTCGACCACTTCGGCATACTCCCGCAGAACTACACCGCCGCGCTCAACATCAACGCGCTGCCAATCTTCGCGTACTTCCTGATCTATAACGAATGGTTCCGAGACGAGAACCTCCAGGAAGAATGGGAGTGGGACCTCACC